TTACGGGTAATATTAAGCTTATTGTTTTTACCGATGGAACAGGGAAGCAATGTAAAATAGCCCAGAGTGGTGAGAATGCATATAGAATTGTAGGTACCGACTCATTTTTGCTTTGGGATAAAGATGATGTACTTCCAATTCCATGTCCACTACCCGAACCCCATAATCACCAACCCGAACCACGCAATATCAACGTATTAATTTACGAGCAAGAACCCGTACAAACCATAGATGATCTTTACATAGCCTTACCAGATGGTGGATCATTTGGGTATTATGCATTTGTGAATGACATCAAGACCTTTGCCTATTGGGATGAAGAGTTGGAAGAATGGAAATCGATAGAAGGAACTACACCAGGAGCAAAAGGAGATAAGGGTGACAAAGGCGATAAGGGTGACAAAGGTGATACAGGATCACAAGGACCACAAGGAGAAGGAGCCATTATAAAAATAAACTATCGTGGCGATTGGGTAAATACCGAACAGTATTACCATTCGGATGCAAACGGAAATACCGATGTAGTGAGAAGTACAGTAGATGGGCAAGCCTATTACTGTATGAATGATTCATTGGCCAATGAGCCAAGTGTAAATCCAGTGTTCTGGACATTATTCGTATTGAAAGGCGCTCAAGGAGAACAAGGCGTAAAAGGTGAGAAAGGCGATACCGGTAATCAAGGCCTTAAAGGTGACAAAGGTGATAAGGGCGATAAAGGTGACAAGGGTGATAAAGGAGACACCGGAGCAAAAGGAGACCAAGGCATTCAAGGAATAAAAGGCGATACCGGATTACAAGGAAATCAGGGAGTCCAAGGAATAAAAGGTGATAAAGGAGACAAAGGAGATACCGGTAACCAAGGAATACAAGGCATTCAGGGAATACAAGGTTATACAGGAGCGAAAGGCGATACCGGAAATACAGGAGCGAAAGGAGACACCGGAGAACAAGGACCACAAGGAAATAATGGCAGGGGAATAGTATCTAATGTTCGCATTACCGGTAACGGAGCAGCCGGAACAATGGACACGTACAGAATTACATATACAGATGGTAGTACTACTGATTATACTGTGATGAATGGATCCAATGGAAATACCGGAGCACAAGGTCCTCAAGGCATTCAAGGTATAAAGGGTGATAAAGGAGACAAGGGAGATACAGGAAATACCGGTGCACAAGGAATACCAGGTTCTTCAACCGAAATACTCGGTTATGCCCTATCCGATCAGGAATCAAATATTTCTGTTGGTATAAAAATAAAAGATACAATTCCCTATAACTGTACACTTACAAGCATATTATTGAGCTTATCGGAAGCACCAACAGGAAGTGTATTTCAAGCAAACATAAAGAAAAACGGAACATCTATTTTCACTACAAAGATAACTATTGACGTAAATGAACTGGATAACCTTACTGCAGCAACTCCCTACGATTTAGTAACTACACCAATACTATTTTCAGTGGGTGATAGAATAGAAATAAGTATTGATGCAGTGGGTGGAGTAAACACAGGAAAAGGCGCAATAATAAAATTCAACTTAATAAAAACATAGCACTATGAGCCAACTAAAAGGAAGAACTATCCAGTGGAATGCCGACAAAAGCGCATTCGAAATTTTGAACTACAATCCATGCCCGGTGCTGATGGGCGAACCTATACCATTTATGGGCGAAGGAATAGAATGGTTAGCCGATTATATTCCATTACCTCCTATCGAGTACGATCAACGCGTTTATATAAGAATTGATAAACAACAACCAAGTGATACTCCACATCCACAATGGCCAATGTACAAAACGTGGATAACAACCTACGACAAAGAAAAACGTCCGCTTGCTGATATTATCAAATCGATTGAAGCCGAGGAAGCCAACGCCAATGCAGCATTGCTGAAAGAAGCGGAAGAATCGAAACTATCCTTCTTTATGTCGGCTTATACGCTTGCCATTGCCAAAGGAGTAGAACCAACTGCTGAAGAAGCAAATGCAGAAAAACGACATGCCGACGTAGTGTATAAAATGGCACAGAATGCAGCCAGAAGAGTATACCTAGTTGAGCAATTCACATCAGGTAATGTGCTTGACATATCAGAAGGATTTGAGCGCGATAATATTGCCATTGGGAATACACCATTTGTAAACTAACTAATGGAAGCCGAAATTTTAGACGAGGGTTATTACAATGACCCTCGTAAAAATATACACAATATCTACGTAAAAGAGATGATAATAAATCCATTTGCATTTGTACAACCAATAAATTACACGATGGAAGCTTTTGTTGCACCGTATAACTTCAACCCGGATGCACAAGAACTAAATATAGTGAATGCTTTTGCAGCCTATCATGATGTGAATAAGAAGTATATATTCTCTGTTGGTCCTTCTTCAACTACAGTACTTCCCGCTGTAGCTGGTAGAAGTTATGCTTATGCTGAGAATGGGGGTTCATATACGACTATTGTGAGTGGTACAGTAACGTGGACAAGTAATAGTACGAAGAGGAATGTGATAGTAATTGATTATGCAATAAGCATTGTAGCTAATATACCTAATAGTTCTGTATGGGCTTATATTTCAAGTAACTGCTATTCAATAAATGCAAATAATTCAACGACTCTAAATTATATTCACTTACAGACACTAAACTGTTTGAATTTAATTGAAGATTTTGCATTTTACAACTGTTATGGATTAACTGGTAATTTGACAATTCCGAGTTCAGTTACTACAATTGGATATGTTTCATTTATAAATTGTTCCGGATTAATTGGGGATTTGATAATACCAAGTTCAGTTACTACAATTGCAAACATTGCATTTCAAGACTGTACAGGATTTAATGGTAATTTAATAATCCCTATTTCAGTTACTTCAATTGGAAATTTTGCATTTTGCAATTGTTCAAAATTAACTGGTAATTTAATAATTCCAAATTCAGTTACATTAATTAGAAATAGTACATTTCAGAATTGTTCTGGATTAACTGGTAATTTGATAATACCGAGTTCAGTTACTTCGATTGGAGATGCAGCATTCGCAGGATGTACTGGATTTAATGGAAATTTGACAATACCAAATTCAGTTGTTTCCATTGGGAATTCTGCTTTTTATACTTGTTCAAAATTAACTGGTAATTTGATAATACCGAGTTCGGTTACTTCAATCGGGAATCTTGCATTTATTGGATGTACTGGATTTAATGGAAATTTAACAATACCAAATTCAGTTGTTTCCATTGGGAATTTAGCCTTTTATAATTGTTCTGAGTTAATTGGAAATTTAATAATACCTAGTTCAGTTACTTCAATTGGAGATTCAGCATTTTACAACTGTTATGGATTAACTGGTAATTTGACAATTCCGAATTCAATTACATTAATTAGAAATAATACATTTCAGAATTGTTCTGGATTAACTGGTAATTTGATAATACCGAGTTCAGTTACTTCGATTGGAGACGCAGCATTTTCAGGATGTATAGGGTTTATTGGTAATCTTACAATTCCAAATTCAGTTACTTCAATTGGAAATTCTGCTTTTTATACTTGTTCTGGATTAACTGGAAATTTGACAATTCCGAGTTCAGTTACTTCAATCGGAAATCTTGCATTTATTGGGTGTACTGGATTTAATGGAAATTTGACAATACCAAATTCAGTTATTTCCATTGGAGATTTAGCATTTTACAATTGTGTAGGGCTGATATTAATTAACAATATGAGATCAACTCCACAAATTATATTTTCAAATACATTTTATAATGTAAATAAAACAATACCACTTCACGTAGCAGTAGGATCACTAGCATCCTATCAAGCTGCACCATATTGGAATGAGTTTACTAATATTATTGCAGATTTATAAATTTAAAATACACACATTATGAAAAGTTTATTTCAATTATTACTGGATTGGTTATTTCGAAACTTAGTGAATTTTGCAAAATGGTCGCTGAGCATGGCCGGTGGTTTCCTGGTTATGATTAAGCCGACATTCCCATTTATACTTATTTGCGTTGTCTTTATTATTTTCGACTGTTGGTCGGCAAGGGATTTAGCAAAACGCATGAAGAAAGCTGGTCATAATACAAATGCTAAAGTAAAGAGTAATAAACTATTTAAGGCGTTTACCACTGGAGTATTAGCAATGGCTGCCATAGTACTTGCATTTGTGATTGAGAAATACATACTTACTATGTATTCAAATCTCTATCTAGCTAATTACACGGCATTGGTATTTTGCGGCATTCAGTTCTGGTCAATAACCGAAAATGCAAGTTCATGTAATGGTTCGAAATGGGCTGCAATTGCTCAAAAGTTCATGGTGGATAAAACTGAACGCCATTTAGATATTGATTTGTCGATATTAAAAGATAAGGAGGATACAAAATGAAAGAATTGCTACCTCTAGTTTGGAATGAAGCTGCAAGTTTCAAAATTGAATCACCAGCAGTAATGGCATTTCTATCGGCCGAAACAGGAGGAAAAGGCTTCGACGATGTAACAGGTAAAATTATTATTCAATTTGAACCTAGCTGGTACAGAAAGCGTGCACCTTATGCACCTTCCGGAGCATGGTCGCTTAATAAGGTTGAAGTTCAACGCAAAGAATGGTTGGCCTTTAATGACGCATTCAGCAAGAACAAAACGGCAGCCATGGAAGCCACAAGTATTGGCATTGGTCAAATACTAGGTTTGCACTGGAAACGCCTTGGTTATGAAAGTGTAAACGCCATGTGGGACGATGCAAAGAAAGGAATCGATCGCCAAATTTGGCAGATCTGCAAGTTTATCGACACCGATAAGGAGTTGAAAGCTGCTATTATTGCTCATAACTGGCATATTGTAGCAACGCTTTACAATGGAGCTAAATACAAAGAAATGGCTATAATTTGGAAGCGAGAACCGTATGATATTACTCTAGCAAATGCTTATTTAAAATTCAAATAGATCATGAAAAAAATACTAAAACCCTTTCTTGTCTCATTCTTCAGCATGTGGATAAGTGCAATGCTACTATTGTTTGTAATCGTTTTCTCGGGTTGCTCCAGCACTAAAAAAGTGGAGAAAGCCAAAGTAATCGAATCGGTTGCTTCCAGTGTGGATTCAAAAACCGATCAGTCGAAAACCGAAAGCCTAAAAGTTACGGACAAAACTGAAAAAATTACGGACAAATCGTTAATGCAAATAGAAAATGAAACTAATGCATTGGAAACGCGTATCACAGAATACGACACCGATAAGCCTATTGTTATTGGTACTTATAAACCACCGGTGAAATCTGAAACGATTACGACTAGTAAAAGATTGTCCCAAAAAGATACTGAATATTTGGACAATTCGAAAGAAAAAACAACTTCCGACGCGGCTTATACGTCACAATTGGAAGCAAGCATTAAGCTACTACAGTCAGAGAATGCAAAACTTGTCAGTGAGGTCAGTAATAAGGAAACAACTTCAGTAACCTGGTGGAGATGGTTCTTGGCCGGTATGTGTATACCGGTGGCTATTGGTTTACTTGTAAAATTTGGTGCTTTTTCGAAATTGTTTGTTTTTGTCCTGAAGATATTTAGGGTTAAGTCATAGTTTTTGTTTTTTTTACATAGTATAGATTTTTAAAAGAGGAAGAATGCCGGGCTTGTGAAAGTCGGGCATTCTGTTTTTTATGTCCTTTTAAAAAGGTGGTAATCTGACGAAATTTGTATCGTAAAATAATATTTATATGGAAAATAGTACGCCAAAAATAATGACAGTAGAGGAGTTCAATGACCGTATAAAGTCATGGACCGTAACAACCAGGTCGAAGATGGCCGGCAATGCTCCAAAGGCTTCCGGTGAATTGGCTTCTACTCTTTCAAATTCATATAAAAGGAATTTCGGACATATTTCTACTATCAATTTCAATTTTCTCCGTCGTGGGGTATTTCGTCATTATGGGGTTGGTCGTGGATATATTCGTCAAGGTAATTCTGTCATTCGTGGTAGTCATAACCCTAAATCAAAAATAGATCTAAGTACCGGATTTAAGCGGTCAGCGGATGATTGGTTTGATGTAGAAATCCGAACCGGTCTGGTACAAGTTGCTGATATAGTTCAGGAGTTTTATGGTGATATGGCCATGAATCAAATACTTGAGAAAATTGATAAATTTTTAATTCAAAAAACGAGCAAAAATGGCTGATAAAATAGCAAAACGTGGCGTCTCGATTTATATCGATGGTAAAGAGGTAGCTAACTCTGTGAAGGCAATATCCGGAGAAATGAAAAAGCTAACGAATGAACAGTCAAAAATGACCATGGGAGCTGATAACTATGTAGCTCATGCAAAGAAAATTGAATACCTGAAGTCATTACTCGTTGAACATAAAGATTATCAGAAACAAATTGCCAAGGAATATAGCAATATGGAGAAAGCTGCCGATAAGTATTCGAAAAATACTGAAGGCGGTTTTTCAAGACTAGCAAACGGGTTTAATAAGTACTTCGCCATTTTTACAGCCGGTCTTGCAGCTGTTACCGGATTGACGCTTGGACTTAAAAAGTTCATGGATATGCGGAATGAGCTTGAGCAAAGTTCCGCTAACCTGAAAGCCATTACCGGACTAGATGATAAATCGGTGGCTTGGATGCGTCAGTATGCCAAAGAACTTAGTACTACTACCACCGAGGCGGGCGTACGCATCACAGCTACTTCCAAAGAAATCATGGACGGTTTCACCGTTATCGGATCCAAGCGTCCGGAACTATTGAAAAACAAAGAGGCTATGGCCGATGTGACTAAACAAGCATTGACATTGGCGGCCACCGGAGTTCCAGTCGAAACGGCATTCGAAGTGGTCACTGCTTCTATGAATCAGTTCAACCTTACGGGTAAAGATGCTACTCGTATTATCAATTCCATTGCAGCCGGTTCATTGGAAGGATCTGCTGAAGCTGACAGCTTAGCCGGATCGCTTAAGAACGTTGGTACAGTAGCCAACGATAGTAATATGACCATGGAAGATACTGTGGCCATGCTTGAGGTACTAGCCAGCAAACAACTGGTAGGAGAGGAAGCCGGTACAAAACTTCGTGGTGCATTATTGAAATTGAAAGAAGCCGGAGTTGGTTATGCTTCAGGTCAGTTTAATGTGCGTGATGCCATTATTGAAGTCAATAAGCAAATGGATAAAAAAGCAAATGCGTTACAACGTGATGCACTTTTGCAAAAGATATTTGGAGCCGAAAATGTTACTGCAGGAACTATTCTTCTTCAAAATGTAGATGCTTATGATAAACTACGTGTTTCGGTAACCGGTACCGATGTAGCTATGCGTCAGGCAAGAATTCAGACATCAACCATTACGGCACAAATGGCCCAAGCACAGAACCGTTTCAATGAGTTGGGAATGGAACTGGTGAAGAATCTAAACCCTGCCATGCTAAAGGCTACTAATTTCGGAACTAACTTTATGAAATTGCTGATGCAATTACCTACGTTTTTGAAAGAAAACAAGGTTAGTATAGTTGCATTCGTAGCCGGATTAACAGCTTATCTCACTGTTGTAAATTTGTCAAACATGGCTACTAAGGCTAGATTAGCTTTAGCAGTAATTGAAAAGGTAGCTGATTATCTAAAAATTGTAGCTCTTCGTACTCGTATTGCATTGACCGGACAGGCTACAATTGCCGAACTTCGATTATTGGCTGCTCAAAATGAGCTCAATGCCTCTATGATGAAAAATATATGGGGATTGGTTGCAGCTGCTATTGCTATTGCTACTGTTTATTTGATTTCGTATTTGAATAAAGCTAATGAGCTTACTGAAGCGCAGAAAATAGCCAACGGTGTGATGGAAGATTACCGTAATAATTTTGCTGAAAACTCAAAAGCTGTCATGGAAGAAAAGGCTCAGTTGACCGGCTTAGTTACAGCAATTATAAATACTAATGATAATCAGGCCACTCGTAACCGATTAATTGACGAACTAAACGCTAAATATCCCGGCTTCATTTCCTTTATTGATAAAGAAAAAGTAACTAATGAATTGCTTGCACAGGCACTGGCCGATGTAAATGAGCAATATGACCTAAAGTTACGTTCTGTGGCGCTCAACTCAAAAAGTCAGGCTTACGAGCAAGCTTCGGTGAAAGCCATGCAACGTCAGATTGAAATTCAAAACGAATTGAATAAACTTCGATCACAACCACAGAATGACAATGAGGCAAAAATAAAAGCATTGGAAGATGAAGATCGCCAATTATCTGCTAATATAAAAAGCTACGAAAATGCTTCATCCACTTTTCGTGCGAATGCCGCCAAAAATGACGAAGAAGTAAAACGAATGAATACTTCAGGATATTATGATGGATTAATGAATGAGGCCAAAAAAATGATGAAACTGAAATCAGAACTAAGAGATAACTCTGAAAAAGGTTCATCGGAATGGAATTTTTACAATAAACAAGTAGCTGAAGCAAATGCTGCCTTTAAATATGCTCAATTGAAATATATTGAAACAAAGAAGTTGGAGAAAGCGAATAAGCCTACATCAGATACCCCTTCTACATCCGGAGGAACTTCATCGCCTGATAAAACTGCAGTACAAAAAAAGAAGATTGACCAGGCTATGCAGGAACTTGAAAATGATAACCTGAAAAAAATAGCTGCTATTAAACAACAGTATATTGATGGTGACATTAAAACCGAATACGATTATAATCAACAGTTATTGGATCAACAGGATAACTATGATAGTTTGCGTAAGAAAAAGCTTCAGGAGTTGTTGAAAGTAATTACGGATCCCGGTCTAAAATTGGATCTGAATAAACAAATTGCTGAAATTGATAAAAAGGCACTAGATAGACAGATTGAGCAAAATAACAAGATCAAGAAAATACTATTGGACGCTGATCCGATTAAATCGGAAAATCAATCATATTCTAATCGCCTTCGTGAATTAGGTCTTTTTGGTGTTGATAAAGAAAAAATGACGGCTGATCAGTTGGAAACGTTACGTATTTTAGAAGAGCAACACAATGAGGCAATGCGTAAGCTGTCAACAAAACAGGCTGTTGTAGAGTTGAAAAATCTTGATAAAGAGCAACAAGATGCTGAAAAAATGTTGGCAGATGAACGGTTGACCACTCAAATGAGTGAACAGATCTATAAAGATAAAATGATTTCCCTGGAGTTGAGTTTTATGAGGCGTAAGCTTGCAATACAAGGATTATCTGCAGATGAAATTGACAAAATTACTAAGCAGATCAATCAGAAGTTAATTGATAACTCAGAAACAACGTATCAATTAATATCATCATTCAAGGAAAAGTATGGTCTTGATGAACTTAGTAGATTTAAACTGCAGAAAGAAACTGAACTTAAAATTCTGCAAGAGTATGTAAATAAAGGGCTAGTATCTGAAAAGGATGCCACTAAGGTTCGCAGGATTTTAGCTGCAGAAGAATTCGAAGTAAATACAAAAAACTTCAAAGATACTGCAGGTGCTATCTCGGATATTTCAGGAGTGTTCTCAAATGCTCTGCAGGGATTCCAGTCGGCCGAAGAAAAATCGATAGAGACAAAGTATCAAAAACAAATTGATGCTGCACAAAAAGCCGGCAAAGATACTACTAAAATAGAGGCTCAAAAAAACAAAGAACTTGCCTCTATAAGGGCTAAAAATGCCGATGCTGAATTTGCGCTTCAGGTTGCACAGATAATTGCTACAACTGCAGTTGCTGCTATTAATTCATTTGCAGCTATGTCTAAAATTGGTGGTCCTATATTGGGTGGTATTGCTGCCGGTGCTGCAGTTGCATATGGTGCGTCTCAAATTGCCGTGGCTGAGTCAGCACGTGAAGCAGCAAAAGAAGGATACTACGATGGTGGTTACCACACACCGGAAGGCTATACTGGTGGAACTGATCCTCGAGAGGTTCGTGGTGTTTTCCCTGATGGACAGCCATATCACGGTGATGAGTTTATTGCTACTCATAAAACTACCCGTAACCGTGAGATTCGACCAGTACTTGATCTGATTGATAGTGCACAGAAATTGGGTACAGCTTCCAGTCTTACTAGGGCAGATATATCGAAAGCCTTACGATTATCTCCAGGATACTATGATGGCGGATATCGTAATTCTAATACGCCGTTATCACCAAAATATTCTGATGATCCAACTGCACAATATTTGTCAGATGTAGCTAATTCGCTTAACCGGTTGAATGATCACCTAGATAAAGGAATTAATGCAAAGGCTCCAATTTATTTACATGGGAGTGATGGCTTAGTTCAAAAAATTAAAGAGTATGAAACCCTTTTAAATAATTCAAAACCATGATTGAATTTTATATTGAAAACGAAGGATTATATAATGAGGTAATTTTACCGGATGATTTTTCGTTTACATGGATTGAAAACAATCCTGAAATAAATAATGAAGGTGATTTTACACTGGATATGACTGTATCATTAGAAGTGGCACAGAATAAAATAGCATTCGGGATGATCGATAGATTAGCAAATACTTCTATAACTATATCTGCAAATGCAAAAATAGTAGAGGATGGTGTAACTCGTTACGGAACTATGACTATTTCAAAGCCTACAGATTTAAATGTTTCGTTTCAATTTCTATCAGGTAATTCAGAACTGAATTACCTGGCTAAGAGTGAAGATAAAATCTACACTCTTAATTGGGGTGAGGAACTAGAAATTACCGTTGAACGGGCACTGGATTCGATTAATAACTGGCATTGGACGAATAAATTTGTATGTTGCCCGGTTAAGGCTGGTACTTCAATACTGAATGAATATAATTTAGACCTCACTGCAGTAACAGATGGGCTTATCGTTATGCAACCTTATCTATTGTATTATATAACAAAACTTCCTGAACTCCTTGGTTATACAATGGGTGATAATGTTTTGTTGGCCGATGAACGTGCACAACGAATGTATCTTGTAAATCCGGTTGATTCGTTGAAATATGCTGACTGTTTGCCTGATATGACAATCAGAGAATTTATAAAAGCAATTGAGGATTTTTTCAATGTAAGTTTTATTGTTTTAGGGCAAACAAAAACATTGTCTATTGTGCGGACGAAAACTGAAATGGCTACTAAAAAACGGGTCAAAATTACTCCTATAAATGGTTTTGAACGTGATCTGTCGGATGACTCTTCAGCGTTTAAATTTGGATATACAAAAATATCATAAAATTTGCCAGGAAGTAATTACTTCAGTTATCACCGACTTGCAGATGATATTGTAGCTAAATGTACTATCGAAGAATTTTTTAATATTCGTCCGGAAGGATATACTACTGATAAATTAAACATTTTAAGAAATACGGCTGATAAAAGGGATTGGATAAATACTTCAGCTAAACACGAATTTCCAGGTTATCAATTAATGTTCCCAGGAACTGGTATAGTTTATTATTCATATAATGTGAATAGACTTGCCGACTATGGAACTTCGTCAAAAAATGTGCTTTCGCTAAATCTTACTCCTTCAGCTATATATAAAGGAACTCAAAAAGCTATTGATTATGCCGATAATAATTCTACATTCAATGTCCATTATACAATGCCTGAGAGTTCTAATAGTTATTTGCTTGTTGAAAATAAGACTATATTTGAGATGATTGAAGGTGATAAAGGTGATATTGTTCGTTCAAGTAATTTGGAAGTGTGTATGTATTCCGGAAGGTTTAAGATAGAAAAGTCATTTACTGGAAGTCATAGTGGTACATTAATCCGTAATTATGTGAATTATCCATGTTCAAATATTGATTTACCTCAGTGGGAGGATGGAGGTGTCTATTATGAAATTATTGATCCACTTCCGGCATTTAAAACAATGAGACTAGTAGGTGATGATGGTGTAGTAGCTGATTACCGTCCGGAAGTACTTATTGATCCCTCTCTGAAATATATATTTTACTTTGAAGATCGTCCGGATCGTAATGTAAATTGTATATTCTATGTTGAATCTGCTTACTATATGCCAATTTCAATTGAACATATAAAAACAAAAAAAAGTAGATCCTCATTACTAAAAGGAACATTCTACCGAATGCTTGAGTAAAACAGATCGCCGTACAAAAGTTCAATTGTACGGCGATTTATGATTATTTGAAGATGTCGAAACAATTAATGCTCCGTTCTTTTGATTTTTCTAGCACATGTGCATAAATGAGTGTCTCACGTATATCAGAATGACCTAGAATATCCCTGAGCGAATTTAGATCCTTTGTTTTGTCAAGATAGAAAGTTGCAAATGTATGTCGACCGGTCTTGTGTGTTACCGCCTTTTTTATTTCTACCTTATCCATTTTTACAATCTCTATCA